GCTTTGCTGAAGGAAGATCTAAGTAATGTACGAACAGACTCTATATAAAATTGTTGAACCAGTTAAGAGGACTACTATAAGTCGACTTAACAAAAAACGCTTGTGGAAGTATGGGTATAATAAAGAGCATGATATCGTGGTTATTTCAAAAACTGGACGTATTGGACAAATACTGGAGATACAAAATTTGCGAATTGGGCTGCCGGCTGAACCGCAAAAGTTGCACGTGTTCACCAAAAACAAGTGGCAAAGAATAGAATACCCTAAAGAGTTAGGTAAATTAAAAAGTATATTTGACTGGAGAAATTATCCAGAAGAAGCCAAAGATCAATGGTACGATTACATAGACGAAGAGTTTAAACGTCGTGACGAAGGTTTTTGGTTTTATAATAATGATGAGCCAACATACATAACTGGTAGTCATTATATGTACTTACAATGGAGTAAAATAGATGTTGGCGCCCCTAATTTTAGAGAGGCTAATAGATTGTTCTTTATATTTTGGGAAGCATGCAAAGCAGATAATAGATGTTATGGCATGTGTTATTTGAAAAATAGACGTAGTGGTTTCTCGTTTATGAGCTCAGCTGAGACTGTTAACTTGGCTACTATATCGAGTGATGCTAGATATGGGATATTATCTAAAAGCGGTTCTGATGCTAAAAAAATGTTTACCGACAAAGTTGTACCAATATCTGTTAACTATCCGTTTTTCTTTAAACCGATACAAGACGGTATGGACAGACCTAAAAGTGAACTTGCTTATAGGGTTCCTGCAAGTAAGTTTACGCGTAGGAAAATTACTGCGAACGAAAAGCAAGAAGAGTTGGTTGGACTTGATACTACTATTGACTGGAAAAATACAGGTGACAACAGTTATGACGGTGAAAAACTTAATTTGTTAGTACACGATGAAAGTGGTAAGTGGGAAAGACCTGATAATATTTTAAATAACTGGCGAGTAACTAAAACTTGTTTAAGGCTAGGTGCTAGAGTAGTTGGTAAATGTATGATGGGGTCAACGAGTAATTCTCTTGATAAAGGTGGTGATAATTTTAAAAAGCTCTATAATGATTCAGATGTTACAAGCCGAAACCGCAATGGACAAACAAAGTCTGGTTTATATTCTTTGTTTATACCAATGGAATGGAACTATGAAGGATTTATTGACGAATTTGGAAAACCAGTATTTAATAACCCACATAATGATGTGTACGGACCACACGGTGAATTAATTGATATTGGCGTTATAAATCATTGGGACAACGAAGCTGATGGCTTAAAAGGTGATCAAGATGCTTTAAATGAGTTTTATAGACAGTTTCCAAGAACAGAAGAGCATGCTTTTAGAGATGAAACAAAAAACAGCTTGTTTAATCTAGTTAAGATTTACGAGCAAATAGATTATAATGAAGGTATAAGAAACTCTGCTGTAGTAACTCAAGGTAGTTTTCAGTGGGTAAATGGCGTTAAAGATACTAGAGTTGTTTTTAACCCTGATCCTAACGGAAGATTTAAAGTTAGTTGGGTTCCTAATACAAATCTTCAAAATAGAGTGATAGTAAGAAATGGAGTTAAATATCCTGGAAATGAACACATGGGCGCTTTTGGCTGCGATAGCTATGATATTAGCGGCACTGTTGATGGTAGAGGATCCAACGGATCTCTTCATGGACTAACTAAGTTTTCTATGGAAGACGCTCCTGCTAACACGTTCTTTTTAGAATATATAGCTAGACCACAAACCGCTGAAATATTTTTTGAAGATGTATTAATGGCACTAGTGTTTTATGGTATGCCATTACTTGCAGAGAACAATAAACCAAGACTTTTGTATTATTTAAAACGAAGAGGATATAGAGGTTTTAGTATGAATAGACCAGATAAAGTTTGGAATAAACTTTCAACCACTGAAAGAGAGGTTGGTGGTATGCCAAACTCTAGTGAAGATATTAAACAAGCACACGCGGCTGCTATTGAAATGTATATTAATGATCACGTTGGTATTAAAGAAAATGGTGACTACGGAAGTGTTTATTTTAACGAAACGCTAAACGATTGGGCAAGGTTTGACATAAACAAAAGAACAAAACACGATGCTTCAATAAGTAGTGGTTTAGCGATAATGGGTTGTAATAGACATTTGTATTCTCCAGTATCTAATAGATCAATACCAAAACTAAATATAAATATAGCTAGATTTAGTAATGACGGCTATACATCAAAGATAATTAAATAAGTATGAAGTCACCAAACAATTATTTTCCAAGTCAAGCGGTAAGCGACATAGAAAAAGTAAGTTATGACTACGGTTTAAAAATAGCAAAAGCTATAGAGGCTGAATGGTTTTACAACAATAACGATGGTCAAAACTATTATTCAAGAAGATACACTTCAAACGGAGATACGTTTAGAAGCCTAAGACTTTATGCTAGAGGCGAGCAGCCAATACAAAAATATAAAGATGAGTTATCAATAAACGGTGACTTAAGTTATTTGAACTTAGACTGGAAGCCAGTTCCTATAATACCTAAGTTTGTAGACATCGTAGTTAACGGTATGTCAGACAAAGACTACTCGGTTAAAGCTTACTCTCAAGATCCTTACGGGGCTAGTAAAAGAACAGAGTATATGGAATCTATACTAAAAGACATGAAGCTCAAAGAGATAAAAGATTTTTCTCTAAAAGAGCTTGGTGTTAACATGTATGAAAACGATCCTCAAACATTGCCTGATAGCGTAGAAGAGTTAGGTTTGCATATGCAACTTAGTTACAAGCAAGAAGCTGAAATTGCTCAAGAGCAAGCTCTAAACGTTTTATTAAACGGTAACAAGTTTGATTTAATTAAAAGAAGATTTTTTTACGACTTAGCTGTAATAGGTATTGGAGCTGTAAAAACTTCATTTAATACTTCTGAAGGTATAGTTTTAGATTATGTTGATCCTGCTAATCTAGTTTATTCTACTACTGACTCACCGTTTTTTGAAGATATATATTACGCTGGTGAAGTTAAAGATATACCAATAAACGAACTAGCTAAGCAGTTTCCATTTTTAACAGAAGAAGATTTAAAAGATATATCTAGTAAAAACTACAAAGCACACAAAGGTAATAACTACTCAAGAAAAAATCAAGACCAAAACATAGTTCAAGTTTTATATTTCAACTATAAAACATATATGAATAATGTTTATAAAATAAAAGAAACAGCAACAGGTTCTAACAAAGCTATTGAAAAAGATGATAGCTTTAATCCTCCTGAAAACGAAAACTTTGAAAGAGTATCAAGACAAATTGAAGTTTTATATGACGGAGCTTATATTTTAGGCGCACAAAAGCTTTTAAAATGGGAGCTTTGCAAAAACATGATTAGACCTAAAAGCGATTATACTAAAGTTAAAATGAACTATAGTATAGTTGCTCCTCGTATGTATGAAGGAAGAATAGAAAGTATAGTAAGTCGTATAACTGGTTTTGCAGACATGATACAGCTTACGCATTTAAAAATACAACAAGTAATGTCTAAAATAATACCTGACGGTATTTATTTAGATGCTGACGGACTAGCTGAAATAGACTTAGGTAACGGTACAAACTATAATCCACAGGAAGCTTTAAATATGTTCTTCCAAACAGGTTCTGTTATTGGTAGATCAATAACTCAAGACGGTGATAGAAATCCTGGTAAAGTGCCAATACAAGAAATACGAAACAGTAATGGCGGTAGTAAAATGCAAGCTTTAATAGGCAACTACAACTATTATTTGCAAATGATTAGAGATACAACCGGATTAAATGAAGCTAGAGATGGTAGTACTCCTGATAAAAACTCTCTTGTTGGATTACAAAAGTTAGCAGCTCAAAACTCAAACACAGCTACAAGGCATATACTACAAGCTGGTATGTTCTTAGTGTCAGACACTTTAGAGTCTATGTCGCTTAGAATATCTGATGTGCTAGAGTTTTCACCTACTAAAGACGCGTTTATTCAAGCTATAGGCTCTCACAGTATTGCTAGTTTAGAAGAGTTGAGTCAAATGCACTTATATGACTTTGGTATATTCTTAGAAGTAGCGCCAGACGAAGAAGAGAAGCAAAGACTTGAAAACAATATACAAATGTCTATACAGCAACAAAGTATAGATCTTGAAGACGCTATAGATATAAGGCAGATTAAAAATCTTAAGCTAGCCAACCAAGTATTAAAGCTTAGAAGAAGAAAGAAAATGCAGGCTGCAGCCGCTGCTCAAAAAGCTAATATGCAGCAGCAAGCGCAAGCTAACGCTCAGCAACAGCAAATAGCAGCACAGCTAGAGCAGCAAAAGCATGCTAGCAAAGCTCAGGCTGATATACAAATAGAGCAAGCAAAAGCTGAGTTTAAATCTAAAGCTATGCAACAAGAAGTTGAGCTTAAAAAACAATTAATGGCTTTAGAGTTTCAGTATAACATGCAAGTTCAAAACATGCAGGCTGAAAATTTAAAGGGTAGAGAAAAAGAAAAAGAAGATCGCAAAGACGAAAGGACTAGAATACAGGCTTCACAGCAAAGCGAACTTATAGACCAAAGAAAATCAGGTGCAACACCTAAAAAGTTTGAGTCATCAGGTAATGATATACTCGGAAGCGGATTTGGTTTAGAGGCCTTTAGCCCTAAATAATTAACTAATTTTATATTATATTATGGAAGAAAACAACGAGAACGTTGTTGAAGAAGTTGTTGAACAAACTAATGAGACTGTTGAACAACCTCAACAAGAAGAACAAGCTGTAGACAATAGTAAATTTGATTCTGCAGAAAACGATAGCGTTATTAAAATAGATTTAGATAACGCGTTAAACCAAGAAGATGAACAACCAGAAGAAACTAACGATGCAGAAGCTGACGACACAAGAGTGGTTGGAAGCGATGAAAGTGCCGATACCGCACAGGAACTTGAAGAAGTACAGTCGGAAGAAGAAGCACAAGAACAAACCGTTGTAGAAGAAACGGAAGAGGAGCATCAACAAGAACAAAGTCTTGACGTTAGTGTTAGTGAATCTGGTGATCTACAAGTAAAAGTGCCTGGCAACTTAGAAAAGCTAGTAAACTTTATGGAAGAAACTGGTGGTAGTTTAGAGGATTTTGTTAAGCTAAACCAAGATTATTCAGAAGTAGATAATGATACTATACTAAGAGAGTATTATAGAAAAACTAAACCACATTTAAGTGGAGAAGAAATACATTTTTTAATGGAAGATCAATTCAGCTTTGATGAAGAGATTGATGAAGATAGAGATATTAAAAGAAAAAAATTAGCGTTAAAAGAGCAGGTTGCGAACGCTAGAGCCTATTTAGACGGGCAAAAGTCTAAGTATTATGAAGAAATTAAAAATGGCTCTAAGTTGACTGAAGATCAGCAAAAAGCTATTAATTTTTTCAACGATTACAACTCTAAGTCTGAACAGGCTAAAGTTCTAAACGAAAAACAAAAATCTGCATTTAAACAAAAAACTGATCAAGTTTTTAACGACAAGTTCAAAGGTTTTGAATATAGTGTCGGTGATAAAAAATACAGATTTAAAGTTAGTGATGTTAATGCTGTTAAGCAAAATCAAGGTGACATTAATAATTTTCTTGGAAAGTTTCTAAGTAAAGATGGCACAATTGATAATGCTGCGGGTTATCACAAGTCTTTATTTACGGCTATGAATGCTGATGCTATTGCTAAACATTTTTATGAGCAAGGTAAAGCTGACGCTGTAAGAGACAGTGTTAATAAAGCAAAAAACATTAATATGGAGCCAAGATCTACTCATAAAGAGTTTGGTGATGGTGAAATTAAGTTTAGAGTACTAGGCGATGATAGTTCAGATTTTAAGTTTAAAATTAAAAAAAGTAAATAACATTTAAAATTTAGGAATTATGTCACAATTATCATTCGGTCCTAATTTGAACAGTGTACCTGCACCACAGCGTCAGGCATTAGCTTCAAATTACTTGGACTTTACAAGCGGCGCCAATGACTGGGCGCAGCAATATTTACCAGACCTAATGGAAAAAGAAGCTGAAGTATTTGGTCCTCGTACCATTTCTGGTTTCTTATCTCAAATAGGTGCTGAAGAGTCTATGACATCTGATCAAGTTGTTTGGTCTGAGCAAGGTAGATTACACTTATCATACACTGGTCAAGTAACTAGTAATAATGGTGGTGGTAACATCGGTACAGGTGCTACATCTCAGATTACTTTACAAAACGACATCGATGGCAATGCTGTTGGTGCTGGTACTGTTGATCACGGTGTTAGAGTTAACGATACTATTATCGTTGCTAACGCTAACGGTGTTTTCAAATGTTTAGTTACGTTAGTAGCAAACAACGTTATTGATGTAGCTGATTATTCAGCCGCTAACTTAGCTGCTACAGGAACTGCTGATGACACAACTATATTAGTTTATGGTTCTGAATTTAGCAAAGGTCAGTCTTACCACGTAGGTACTACTGGTGCTGCTACTGACTCAAGAGGCGCTAATGAGCCAGACTTCAAAACTTTCACTAACAAGCCTATCATTATGAAAGACTACTACGAAGTATCAGGATCTGATACATCTCGTATTGGTTGGGTAGAAGTTGCTTCTGAAGCAGGAGCTAACGGTTACTTGTGGTACTTGAAAGCTGAAGCTGACACAAGAGCTCGTTTTACTGACTACGTAGAAATGGCAATGTTAGAATCTGAGTTTAATGCTGCTGCTTCACTTGCTGATGGATCAAATCTTTTACCTGGTTCAGTTGCTGGTGCAAATCAAGTAGGTACTGAAGGTTTATTCGCTGCTTTAGAAAGTAGAGGTAATATTACTGCTGGTATTGACGGTGTTAACGCTGCTACTGACCTAAACGAGTTTGACGCTATCTTAGCTGAATTTGATAAGCAAGGTGCTATTGAAGAAAACATGATTTTCTGTAACAGAGGAGTATCTCTTGCTATTGATGATATGTTAGCTTCTATGAACGGTTATTATGTTGGTGGTACATCTTACGGAGTATTTGATAACTCTGAAGATATGGCTCTTAACTTAGGCTTTTCTGGTTTCCGTAGAGGATCTTATGACTTCTATAAGTCTGACTTCCGTTACTTAAACGACAAAGCTACTAGAGGTAGTATTAATGCTGCTGCTGGAGCTAGCGCTATCAGAGGTATATTTATCCCTGCTGGTACATCAACTGTTTATGATCAACAATTAGGAACAAACATTAAGCGTCCGTTCTTACACGTACGTTACCGTGCTTCTCAAACTGATGATCGTAGATTTAAGACTTGGGTTACTGGATCTGTTGGAGCTGCTACAGCTGCGCTAGATGCAATGCAAGTTCACTTCTTAACTGAAAGATGTTTAGTAGTACAAGGTGCTAACAACTTCGTGTTGATGAAGTAAATCAATTTAGTCGAGGGCTAACGCCCTCGGCTTTTTTTAATTTTTATTATATTATATTATGGAAAAGAAAGAAAACGCAGTAGAAACTGCACCA